CTGACTTTTGCTTTCCAAACTTCTTCAGCTCTGTATCGAACTGATCCATTGCATTCACTACTTCCAATAGTAGATTCAATTTTCAAAGATGAATTGCCACCAGTTCCATCTGTGTAATTTTTTAATAACATATCTAATTCATCTAGATAATAAGTTTCAGCCAAAGCTTTAAAATCTTTACTTCCATTTACAACTTCAGTAAACTCTCCATACTCTAAAATAAAAGAAGTTGCAATTGAAATCTTCTTTACAAACGTATCAAAAGAATAAAACCCGGGTTGAACACCGTCTATCATTGTTGCAACATCTCTAGTTGTTGCTATTAGGTTTTTCTTTATAAAAGTAATTTGACTAGACCAAATTGAAAGAAAATTGATATTAGAATGATCATTCTCTAGTTTTGATAATTCTTTCAAAAATACTTCTATTATTTCTCTATCACTTCCAACACCAGCAGATACTAGTTTTTGAGCATATTCTTCATCTTCTAAAATATCCATTATCCCAATAGAGTTTAAATAAGTTGCTTCTTGAACATTAGAAGTTACTCCCCATACATATCTAAAAATTTGACCGCCATTACCACCAGGATCTGTGATCGCATCATCTATTAATGAAGCTTTAAAAACTCTATTATTGCCATTTAATAAGAAATTAACATCTTCTTTATCAATCTCAGCTCCATCAAATAGAGCACCATCAAAATCATATGGCGATGTTTCAAATTCTATTTCATCTCCATCATTATCCTTAAATCTTTTAAAATAAACCGGATCAGTTCCGTTTTTATCATTGTAAATAGTGTTTTGTCCACTTGCAACGCCATACCACATTTCGGGTGTAATTTCTTCATCAAATATTTGTCGATGATAAGCAGCATTTTGTTCATCTTTGGCAATTTGCTTCCAGAAGCCATCTCGAGAATCTTTTACTATGGTATCTCTGATCGTCTGTATAATGCTCATGTAAATAATCCCATTACAATTGAAAGGTTGGTTGGTATTCTTATCTCTTGTCCTTCTTCAACTTCCGCTTCTGTTGGAATAAAGTTAAATCCGGCAATAACCCACCATTTTGTTTTGTCTCCATAAAACTTTGCTGCAAGCTTCCAAAAGCGATCTCCATTTTTCCAATAATATCTTTGAAATGGAACTCTATTGTACTCAACCTCGGTCAATCTTTTAAATTGAGGAGTTTGATATTGAGTTATCTGTTGAACTCCGCGATCTTCAAATATCTCGTCTGTTCTGTATTCTTCTGTGTCGTTAACGACTTTGTTTCTTGAATTGTATCTTGACATAATTATTCCTCTATTTTTTTGGTGGAGTTTTTAGTTGATATCCTGGCCATGGCCAATCTACATCTGCCATAGATGTATTATCTTCTTTGGCACCTCCCATTAAATCATGTAAAGGAGAAAAAGAAAAATTCAAAGTACATTCTCTTGGGACTTCTGCACGCGTACCAACTTCAACACCATCTGCTGTGTTGTAAGAAATTCCAAAAGAAGTAAAGAATCCTGGTAACATGTTTGATATTGTATTTGTTCCCTCTGTGATTTTCGAATTTCCAAGAATTAATGGTTGACATTTAACTGCATACAATGGAGGAGCTTTTAGAATATTTGTATTATTTATTAATACATTATTAGTATTATAGACAGGATACATACAGGCAGCCATATTAATAAGAGTATCAAAGTAATCTGGGTCGGTAAGAGAATTCATCTGAATACTAAATGATATTTCTCGAGTTGTTCCGGAATAAGTTTTTATTGGATCAATTCTTCCATAAACTGCTTCTGAATTGACATTTGCAGTAAAGTTATCACTAAAAGATTGAATATCCCCGTTGAATGTCCAAATAGTATCTTTTACAAATGAATAAATATAAATTGGTTGTTTCGCTAGTTTTAAATCATCAAAAAATGAGCCCATTTTATTTCTCCTTTATCGTTTTTGTTGATCAGCTACATCTAAAATGTAAGCATCTAATTGTGTATTATCTGCAAGAACTAGTTTCAAGTTTCCAAATGAATTAGTTATCGATACACTTGGGTCATAATTAGCCATTGGTGCCATAGAAGCATTTGCTGTTGCTGTTGCTGTTTCTGCTATGTATCTTCCACCTGATGCAATTGTTGCCATTGAGTGCATTGTTGCTTGAAATTCAGCAGAATTTGGAATATCCTCTAATGCTTGTGCTCCTTTTCTGATAACATCAGCTATCAAAGAAGCATTTGTCAATCCAGTTGTAAGAGCTGTTATCGAAGCTGTTATCGAATCTCCCATTCTCTCGAGAGAATCAGCAATTGTACTAGCAGCCATAGAAATGCCTATCATAACAACAGCAAGAACACCTAAAACAGCTAAGCCTGGTCCAAGAGCTATGGAAGCACCAGAAAGAGATGCTAAAGCAGCTACAATACCATAAATAGCTAAACTAAAAGCAACCAAGCCAATTGCTGCTGGCATAGCTGCATCTCCAAGGCCTCCAAAAGCTTTTACCAACTCTACTACTCCCATAGCAGCAATATAAATTCCAGTTCCAACAGCAATTGCAGCAACAGAAATCATAAACAATCCAAAAGCAGCTTTTCCTGCTGCGGTCCCAATCATTTGAATAGAAACAGAAACGTTCCTAGAAATATTTGGTATTTTATCATCAACTTCATCAGCTGATTTTCCCATTGCAAGGATTCCTTTTGCAACTCCAAAAAGTGCAGCACCAAACGGAGCTAAAAAAGCACCTAGAATTTGAATGGCACCACCAAGCATAATAACAACTGGAAGATATCCACCTGTTACCTTATTTAGCATGGTAAGAACAGACACAACTGTTTCGATTCCACTAATTGCTCCATTTAAAAAACCCATAAATTCTTTATTATTTACAATAGATTGTATCAAATTTGCAAACTTTTCTTGTAATGGTATGGTGGCTTTAATAGCATCAGCAAATTTTTGTTGAACATCTGCTTGTTTATTAATTTCTTTTTGTGATCTTCTATAAGCTCCAAGAGACATACCAAATATTTGATTTGCTTTAGCCATATCAGATATTCCAGCGGCATTTGCAATAGCTTTTTGAGTAAATTTGTCCATTTGAGAAAACTGTTGTCCTGATGCTTGAACAGATTTAATAATTTGTTCAATTCTTTTGTCTTCATCCATCATTAACATTCTTGTTGCTGACATTTGAGACCCAAGAACGGCATTAAGCTTTGCAGTTGTTTCAGCAGCATCTGCAAATGTATCAAATTTTTGTGCAATTCCAAGCAATTCTGACATTTCAACACCAGAATTTCTTGCTGCGGCAGCTAAATTCTTAAATATCTTTATGGACTTTGTTCCTTGTGCTGCAAGAACTGACGAAGCAGCTGAAAAATCTTTTATCATTCTTTGAGAGGATAAACCAATATTTGTTCCGATCATCGCAAGTTCTTGAGTTAACTCGGCAGCACGTTTATTAGATACACCCATTGATTTTGTCATTATATTTAGGGTTTGAGTAAACTCTTGACCTGAAACACCAAGTCTTTGAAAATCAGCTCCCATTGCTCCAAGCTGCTTTACTGATTCAAATGACATATCTGTCATACCAATAAGATTATCATTGAAAGCTAAAAGAGCTTGAGAAGTGTTCTCGATGGATCTTCCCATTTCGTAACCTTCAAGTTTAATATCTGATAAAACTCCTTGAAACTTTGTACCAGCACCTGTAGCAGCAGCCATTTTTGCTCCTGCATTATCAATTTCTAAGGCTAATCCAATGTAAGACTCTAAGAGAGAAGCGGCAATATTTCGAACAGAGAACATTTGTTTAGCTGCTTTGGCAAACTTCTCTTGTTCTTCTTTTGAAGATGCAATTTTCTTTCCAATATTCGTCCAACCTTGAACAGTTTTTAAAAGTTTTGAGTTTCCAAGTCCAATCTTTGATGCAATTCCTCCAAGAATATCATCATATTCTGATACATTTTCTTTAAGATTATCTACTAAATCATCTTGTTCGTCTAATTTTTTATTAAGATTTTCAACAGTTAAATCAACTTCTTTGTATTCTTCATTAAACTTACTCACAGCAGTTGCTAATTGATCTTCAAGTTTAAGAAGCTCTTGTCCTTCTGTGATACCTTTTTGTTTCATGTTGGAAATATTTTTTTGAAGATCTTCTATTTTTCTCATCTCTTCTAAAATTATTTCTTGCTGTCTTATTTCTGCATCACGCATCATGCCAAACTGTTGCATGGTTTTAAGCTCAAGATTCATATCATCAATCTTGTCTTGTCTGTTTCTAGCTTCTTTGGCTTGTCTTCTTAAGCGATCTTCTGCTAAGAGATCTAAAGTCCTGTCAAGTTCAACATGTTCTTTTTTCTGTTCGGTAACTTCTTTTGCATTTTTTACATCATTTTCATTCGACATCTATTATCCCTCGTCTTTGAATGGCCAAGTGATTCCCGTTGTTTGTTCAAAGTGTCCAACGGCTTGGTCCAACATCTCTTTTGTTTTTTGAGATTGAGGATGGTCTTTTCCATGTTTGATGAAGTTATCAAGATATTCTTTTTCGGCCATAATTGCTCGAGAATAGGCTTTAACGTCTTCAACCTCTCCTCGTATCACAAACTTTAGTTTGGGGCCTTCATCGTCCTCTGAGAGCCTTTGATGAGCCTTTAAATCAGCAGTCATTGTAACATCTTCTCCATACATATAACGTAGAAATGTTTTGTTCCAATCTGCAAATGCTCTCATCCAAGATTCGGTTAATAATTTCTTTTTTGTAAAGTCTAGTTCCATTAGTAGTTCCTCGCTTATTAATAAGTAGTTTAATTAAAAAAACCCGATTATTATCGGGTCTTCTTTGATGCCTTTTCGGCGGCTTTGTTTTCTTCTTCATATTGCTGAACCAATCTTTGGTAAAACCAGTTTCTTAATCCAACGGGTAAATTGTAAACTTCGATAAAAGACCAACCCCCATAATGTTTCATAAGAAATATTTGTTCATACAATTGTTTAGAATATTCATTGTTTAGGCCAAAAAAACTCCGCTCCAAGCGGAACCTCCAGTTCTTGTTCATAACCACAAGACTTGCATGTAAAGTCAAATTTTAACTCAACATTTGGAGAAATTTCTTTGTAAAACTTTTTAAGAGTTAAAGAATCTTTAAGAGGCATAAGTTCAATAAATTGATTGACCATTCCTTTATCTTCAACGCCATTAGCAGAAACAACCATTAGTTTGTATTGGTCTGTTACTGTTGATTCATCTTTTTTCTTCTTTTTAGAATCTGTCATTCTTTCCACAATTAAACGCTCTTCTTTTGAGGTTAATTGTTTAATTTCTAAAGTAACACCAGATTGTGGTAACTTTAATTCATAAAGACCTTTTTCGTTTGGCTCCAAAGAAGATCCATAATGAATTGATTTATCATTTAGATCATATGTTACTTGATTCTTAGTAAAACAAGAAGGACATACAATTTCTGTATTGTAATCTGGACCGTATCCTGTTATTCTTGAGTCTATAAGAATAGCGTTTTTATCTCCGATCAAAATAGAATCAAGTTGGATCGATTTGTCCACCAAGATGTTTTGAATAAAACGATCAAGGACAATTCCTTTCTTTATTAAAGATTCCGATGTTAAAATATCTTCATCTTTTGCTGTCATTTGAAAAACTTCAATCACTTCTTGATCTTTTAAAGGATGGCCTTCGGGGTATCCTTTTCCTTTTGATGGAAGATCAACAAACAATGTTGGTTTAACAAAGTTTAATAATGGATTTTCGGTTGGTTGTTGTGCGGGCTCAACCGGAGGCCCGATTCTATCATTGTTGTTTCTACTCATTTAATCTCCTATTTTTTCTTTGGTCGTATACGACCTGGTATGGGTGTCTTTGTTTGTGCATCTTTAACTGTTTTTTCTGCTTGTTTCTTTTTCTCAATTGCTCTCCCTCTTCCTGATTCGGTAGCATCAAAAAATGGAGACGCTTCATCAGTTGTCTCTGGTCTTGCAGCATCATATGAAAAAGTGATTGAAATCTCATTTAAATCATCAGAGTTGTAATCTCCACCACCAAAATCAATTTCAGATATCAAGATATTTTCTATAATCCACTTCTCATTAGCATCATATTCTTTTTGATAATGTCTTTCGATTTCAATTTTATCTAATTTATTCTTAGCTTTAACAAAAACACCATCCAACCACGTTTTGACAAACCCTTCATCATAAACACCTTTTTTACTAGAAATTAAAAGTCCAGTTTTTTGTTGATGGTCGTCAAGAATATTAGCAATTCCAAACCAAAACGTTTGTGTAGACATGTCTCTTTTTGTTATATTTGGTGTTTTTGGAATCATAACATCAGCAAACGTAACTGTTATTGGTTGCCATTTAGTTGGTCCTGGTTTGTATTGGAAAGAGCCGCCAAGTCCTGGTGAAAGCTCTTTCTTTTCTTGTGATAATTTTGGAAATTGTGCTGTCTTTACCCACCAAATAACACCGCCAAAGTTTAAGGAGAACCTAAACTTTGGCAATATTTTCATATCCGGACTTGTCCAAAAAGACATTTAAACCTCTGTGTTATCCATTAGTGAAGAAATCGCTACCAGCTTTCTCACCATTTTGAAATTCGCAAGAAGCCCAATCATACTTAAATGTCAATGAAATCTCTCTCATATCTTCTGAGTTGTAATCAAAATCTCCAAACTTTACATTTGTAATAAAAGCGTTGTTAAGTGTCCATTTTTCAACAGTATTTCCCTCAGCGTCTTGTGTTTCAATTGAAAGATTTCCATTGTTTCCAACAAGAGAAGCTTTGGTGAATGTTTTAAATGCATTCTCCAAGTCAGAGAACTTTGGAATCTCATATCCTGCTGTTTGGATTAAAGAAAGTGTTTTGTGAACAACATCGTTATCACCAGCTGGGTCAACAAGAGTTACTTCAACATCAGACCATTTGATTTTTCCGGGAAAATTGAATACGTGATCTGAAAAAGCGTGTTCAATTGATGTGATTTCATAAGATGGTGCTGTAACAGATTTAACGTACCAAGCTATTTCTTGATTGAAAAGTCTAACCAAAAATCTATATTTTCTTTTAGGATCAGCGTTAGGTGAACTCCAAAATGTCATAATTTATTTCTCCTGTAAATTCTATTATTAAATAGTGGTGTAGATTAGAATTCTACACCAGATCTTGAGATAATAAAGTCAACTGCAATAAACTCTATGGATCTCGTAGGCTTGATAAATATCTTAGCATACATGATGTTTCTATCTACCAAGTCTTGTGTTGTTGTTTTTTCATCAAGAACCAATTTAAACTCAGATATTCCCAATCTATTTTGAACATCAACCAATTCTCTTTCTGCTCTTGACTTGAAACGATTCCAAGTGGTGCTTACATTTTGATCAAACAAAATAGTATCAGCAATAAGTCCAATTCTGTATTTAAGGAAAATCAACAATCTTCTAACATTAATTCTGTTAAGAGCAGAATCTGTTTGTTGAAGTGTTTTTTGTCCAAAGATTACAATTTGATCCATTGAAGGGAATCTTGCAATTGGATTAATATTATTTTGATACAAGTCATCACGATCATCTTTTGTTAAGTGCTCCCAAGTTCCTGTTATAATTGGACCTTGAGATCCACCAAGTTCGTTGATACCACCACGATTAAATCCTGCGGGCGCAAACCATAGATCTGAAGACTTATCAGACTTAGCTAGGGCACCAATAGCAGCAACCGATGGAGGAACGTACAATACGTCATTTTGGCCGCCTATTCTATCTCTTAAACGTACCCAAGGATAATAAGCAGCTGCATAAGATGTGTTCAATTTTCTTCCTTCGAGAGAAGTAATTGTTCCATTGATATCACCAGTAGTAACAGAACCATTAGATTCATAAGCAGGCTTGTAACCTCCTTCGATATCGATAATAGCCAAGTGATCTTTTCTTTCTGCTGCAACTCTTAAAACCTCATCAGTAACATCTGTGTGTGTGATACCTGGGATTGTAAGAACATTATATTCAACAGACTCGGGATCTTGAACTGATTCAAGAGCTTTGAAAATAGAGTTGTAAGCATAAGACTCTTGTCTTGTTTTATCTGTCAAATTCTTATTTGAGAATGGCTCAACTTCTTTAAGATCCAATCCGTCATGTCCTCCAAAGAAAGGAACTCTAAATTGACGAACTTTATCTTGGAAAAGGTTTTTAATTGAACCTTGAGTTTTTGAATAAGAAGTGTTACCATCATAAGAGCCTGATTCGTAATAATATTCATTTGAATTAGTATTGCTTTGTACAACATCATCAAGAGAGAATATGTAAGAATATTCATGAGAATCAGGAAGTGATTCATTTTCTCCCAAGTGATGACTTAAATTAATTGTTGAATTACCGGGAAGAACTCTTACTAAATCAATGAAAGAATCATCTCTTGTTGTTGCTGTTGCTCTATGATGACGAACACCTTGGAAGTCTGTTTTTGCAAATGCTTTTCCATTCGAATTAGCGCCATTTGTTGTAAGTCTTAGAGATGGAAATACAAAAGATCCTGAAAATTGTTCCGGAACTTCTGCAAATTTACTTGAATCACCACCGGCATGAGGAACATTTCCGTTTGCAACAACAGATGTATGAGCAAATCCCGAACCACCAGATTCAGCAACCGCTGTAACACCGTTTGTAGGTGTGGCTGCAAAAATTGCTTGAGCATCAGAACCTTCTGTAAAGGTAAGATCAAATGTAGTAGCGACTGAAGTTGTAGCTGTTATTAAGATACCTTCACCGGTTAGTGGGTCCCCTGTCTTTGAAACAGTGTAATCGCTAAGATCAATTCCATTAACTGCATTAGTTCTCAAATCATCAAGAGCATTAAAAATTCTTTGTACAACTTCAGAAATATTTGTATCAATAGTATTTCTATCAATTGTTAGATTTAAATCACTACTATCTGTTTGAAAAGTATCATCAGAAGAACCAAGATCATTAAAGGTTATTTTAAGGTTCTTAGATCCAACAATCCCAATTGTAACGTTATCTCCAGCATCAGGAACTGTATCATCACCTGCTCCTTTTGAAATATTAATCTGCAAAGACGCAGGAACACCAGTCACGGCAGATACACCAGCAGTAAACTCTTCTGCTCCAAATGCTTGCGCAGCACCAGAACCTGAGAGAATTGTAAAACCTTTTGGTCTT